TCTAGGACACTAAATCTAATATCTTCTTCAATTTGATCTGGCAAGTTATTTAACATATAACATTCGTTTTCTATTGTCAATATTCTCATATATTAATTCCAATCTACCTTTTCAATTGTAAAGGGGTACTCTGCCTCTTTGTAAAACTTTTTACGCTGAGTCAGATGTCGCTTCGCAAACTTACATGTTGATGTTAAGTCCCATATTTGTACGAAGTCTTTATCTTTTGCCTTTCTTACGCCTCTACCGATAGATTGAATTACTCTTACAAAACTCTTGCCAGGTTCGATAAGAACTAAATTAAAGATACGTGGAATATTAAGCCCTACAGCAGCTACACCATAGGTTGCAATTATAACCTCGTTTGTACCTTCGCGGATTGTATCATATGTTTCTTTTCTATCCTTTACCTTAACACTTCCACTAATGAATGTGCTGTTAGGTATTAGTTCTGCTAACATTTCTCCTGCCGAGATTCTGTCTACTAATATTAATGTATTGCCTGTCTGTGAAACTTTATTTAATAATTTGCCTATATATTCTACTCTTGCCTTGTTGGTGACAAGATATTTTAATTCTTCTTGATATCCACTGTGTGCTACTGTATCAATTAATTGTACCACATTAACATGACATTGTGATAGCACACCTTTGTCCTGTAGTTCCTTAGCACTGATTTGACCAATAACTGGACCTAAACTTGCATGAATACTTTCAAACTCAAACTTCTCTTTAGGAACTGTACCAGTTAGTCCCCAACGGATAGGAGCATTACGTAGGTTGCGTGTGAGCAGGTTCTTGAGAACTTCTGCTTTGGCTTGGTGTACTTCGTCGACAATAATAGTGCTTACACCTTCAAGGAATTCTGCAAGGCTTAGTACTGCCGAGCCGTCCTTGTGCTTCTTGTCCAAAATATTTAAGGATTGCCAAGTGCATATAGTGTGAGTCTTACCTAGTTGCTTTCTGTCTCCAAAGTATACCCCTACGTCGAGACCGCAGTTAATATAGTCCTCTTCAGTTTGTTCTACTAACGATTTGTTAGGAACAATTACTAGAGACCTACCATACGACTCGCTTAGGTGTGACAACGTTGCTGTTGTAATTGTTTTACCTGCACCAGTAGCAATCTGTTGCAAGCTCTGCGGATTATCTAAAAAGTTATTAATTGCTTCTACTTGATAGTCACGTAGAATAATATCTTCGCCTTGTGCCGGATGACCTTCTGGCCATACAACTCCTTGGTCTTTCCAATAATTTTCTGTTACTGGGGTAAAATCTAATTGTATTGGATGTCGTCTATCGTCAATATCTACAATTTGTACATTGTTCTTAGCAAGTACATCACTAACAATATCAAGATGATTAACGTATCCACTACCACCGATACCAAAGAAAGCAACTTTGCCGTCCCAACGTCCTAGTTTATATTGTGGCATATAACGTGCATAAGGAACTTCAAACTTAAGAGCATTTGCAAGTTTCCGTCTGATATCAACTTCAAGACCTTCGATCTTAATGTTAACTTCATCTTCAATTATTAGTTTGCAAGTTCTCATATATTTTCTACATAGTTTGCCCAAGGCGTTGACACATCATCATAATGTATGACTAGATCTAAGTCATTAAGATAACTTTCTACTGTACCTTGTAATCTCTTACTTTCAAGAATTATAGCAACAGAAGGTATCCAGTCAGCTGTTGTCAACGGCTTTGGGATCTTATTGTTATTAGTATACACTATTTTTGTATCAAATGCAAGAGAATTATTTAAATTATTTTGTTTTATATATGCATTATATTCTTTATTTTCAGCAGTTGTATTATCTTTTCTAAACAGGTTAGTTACACTGTCATTTGCAATAATATTTTTAAAACTAGTTTGCACCTGATGCATTAATTCTAAACTATTATCATTGTCAGGCAACATTACTAAAACAGGAAATCTATGTAACTCTAACAGAGATTCAACTAAATTATCAATTGTAAATTCATTCTTGTCTATAAAAACTTGCCTTTTTGTACGATATACAATCCTACGTGTTAACGGTTGTACACCATTAATACTTTGCACTAAATCTTCATCGTCAAAATGAACAATGCCCAATGTTTCTTGTTTATCTTTGTACCTTGCTAGGTTTTCAATGTCTGGCTCTCCGATCGAGGATAGAGCATAGTCTATTGCCTTAGTGTGCAAATTCTTTAGTTTTAAACTAAAAATACCCGGAGCGTATTCTTCTTTTTTATTTTTCATGTGCATTATGTTTTCGTAAATAATCCTAAGGTTATCGTCTATATCAAAATTAGCATTTTTAAATTTATCAATTACGTTATAGATGTTTGTTTCATTTAATTCTACGTAGTGGATCTTATTCTTTTTATCGTAAAGTCTTTGATCGCCTATATTTTGTAAAAATTCAATATATTTGATCATTTTTTTTGTAAACGGAAATCTTATAGAAATATGTGTATCATTATTTTTAATCCATTTAGATCTATCTATTTCGCGCAATGGTTGCCTTAAATTTTCTATTGTTAATTCATCAAAACCTTTTTTATAAAATTGATCTTTGTATTCTATAATTTTTTGTTTCGCTAATGCAAACTGTCTGTCTGTAAGAGCTGTACCTCTAATACATTGTTTTGCTAGACTAAAAATTAAAGATTGGTCGTTACTGTTAATCGTGAAACCAAGTACTTGATCATCATGTGTAACAACGCCAGAAAGTATTTCAATGTAGTCTTCTATTGTATAAATCATAATACTATTATATAGGATTATATCTTAGAAGTCAAGTGTTTAATAGGAATTCCTTTAGATATTTCTTCAACTGTCCATTCAGTATGTGCGTAGTCGTTTAGCCATTGTGTTCTATCACCATACAAAGGATTCTCGATGTTACGTAAATTCTGTTCAGCAACGTCATATGCAAGACTACTTGGACCTGTAAATGCAGGCACACCGTTAATTATACTGTGTATACCTGGGTTACTCGACCAACTTACTGTGGCCCATATGTTATCAAACTTCATATCAAAGTCGTCATATGAACCTGTTATCTTTACAGGACTTTGTCTATAAACATTCTTAAATTCATGTTCTATAGCAGGTAACGGACATCTAGGATGCGGCCGGAATAGTATTGGGCGTTTCGTTTGTGCTCTTATGAATCTAATAGTGTCGTGTACCCAATTAGACATTGAAGGCATGTTAGCCCACTGTAAACTTTTATCATGTTGGCCACACAACAATATATACTCGCCACTATAGCGCCAAGGTTTTAATTTTAGTCCGAGTTGCTCGGCCCTATCGCTATTATTATTGCCATTACCAAAAAAAGCGTCTCTATTGATCCCATTTAAACCTACCTTCCATGTTGTTCCTCTTTTTATTCCACCTACTTCAAGGACGATGGTCGGTTTGGATTGCCGAATGTTTTGTTCCCAAATACTACGGTTTCCAGCCATACGACCGTTCCAAAGTACGCTCCAAATAACATCAATCCCATCATCACCATTAACAACAACATCATGCCCAAGAGCATTAGCGCCAGAGTGAAAGGCGTCAAAAACAGGGCTAGAATTAAGTGCGCCATATTGTCTCCATAAGTTAAATTTCATAAGTAAATACCATATAGCATATTTACACAAGGAACAACAATGCCAGACATAACTGTGGTTACAACTTTTCATCAGCCAGGATTAGAAAAATACGGTCAACGCTTTTTAGATAGTTTTGCTCAACGAGTAGATAAAAAAATTAAATTACTTGTGTATGCAGAAAATTGTAAGCCTAATAATCCTGATCCGGATCAAATTAAAATATTTGAGGCATTCGAGGCATTACCTAAACTAAATGAATTTAAATCAAGATGGGCAAATGATCCAAAAGCAAATGGCATTCCGCCTGCAGAAATTAAAGCAAAGCGACCAAGAGATTGGCACAAGGAGTTTAAGTGGCATGCAATACGTTTTTCAAATAAGGTATATGCTGTATTTGATGCTTGCGAACGTAGCTCAGATTGGTGTGTATGGATGGACGCAGATAGTTTTATTCATAGCGACTGGAGTTTCGAAAATTTTGCAAAATTATTGCCTGAAGATAAATGGCTTACATACGTAGGTCGAGGAAAAGGTTCACAAACTTGGCCCGAATGCGGCTTTTATGGAATGAATTTAAAACATGCAATGTGTAAAAAATTCCTTGCAGAGTTTGAAAGATTTTATCAAGATGCTGACAATGGCATATTTAAATTAGAAGAATGGCACGATAGTTTTGTATTCGGACATATTCTAAATCAACTAAAACTTGTAGATGCAAACGTACATGATTATAGTGCTGATATGTACCTACGTGAAGCAAAGACAGGTGGCGGCGGTCATCCTTTAATAAATGGACCTTTAGGAAAATTTATGGATCACATGAAAGGCGGACGCAAAGAACAAGGCAAAAGCAAACCTTCAGATATAATGGTCAGCCGCAAAGAAACTTATTGGCAACGTTAAACATACTGCTTCATTAGTTCCCATGCTTCTCCGCTAATTGTTTCTTGAAAACTCCAATGACACATTGCAATTCTTTCAAGCCATTCTTGTCTATCGTATAGTTTAGGATCTTCTAATCTTTTAAGACTGCTATTAGCAACTTCACTATACATACTGAAACCTGGATCACGATCTATCTGGAATACTGGAACACCTTCAATTAAACTTGCTACTCCAGGACTAGAGTTATATATTACTGTAGCCCAAGCATTTTTTAAATCATGTTGAATAGGAGTATCTTTTGGACTTATTGTTACGCCAGGAATATCCAATTTTAAATATTGATTTGTTTTGCCGTCACCTGGATGTCCTCTTACTACAATTGGTCTATTAGTAAATTTTTTTATATCACGAATTGTTCTATGACAAAAATCCATTACATCCATACCTTTCATGCTCCACCCTCCATTACGTTGTAAGCATAAAAGAATATAATCTCCATTTTTTCTATAATCTTTTACATTTATTCCAAGATTATTTTTGATTGATTGCCATCTTTTAGGATCTATATCTTTATCAAAATAAAATCCTGTGTTCCTAAACACACCGTCATATGAATATCTAAGGTAATGATGTGGTTGGTTAGATTTATTAACATACAAAAACAAATTACTATCTACAATTAAAGTTCTTTTGTTCTTTAATCTTTGATGATCTATTACACGTTGTCGTAATTGAAGATGAGGAGTTTGCTTACTATTAGCATGTACAAATCCTTGAAGTAATGCTACATCGCAGTCTTCAATATTTGATCCAAAATGGTCAATTCCCACATCGCCTTTAGCATTAACCCCTGCAACAAAATTTGTTAGTATGGCAGGTTTTTCAGGTTTGTTATTTTTTGCTGGGATGCCAGAGTGGTAGCTCACTAGTTTCATTGATTGTTCTCCAGGCAAAGCCTGACTCCATTTCCGGTATTGTAAATTGACAGTATGACAAGTGTGCCATAAATGCATCCATTGTTTCTTGATCTGGAAACTTAGGATTATCTACATTTCGTAAGTCTGTTTCACTAATAACAGAAGCAGCATTTTGTCCTAAGACAATAGCAGGAACACCTTCCATCATAGCTTCAATGGCTGCAATACTATTATATGTAATCAAACAATGAACATCGTCATTTAGTGCTTGCTGTATAGATTTACTTGTAACTCTTTCAGTTCTATTAGGCTTTAATCTTATTTCTATTTTCTTAGAAGTTATTTTTTTAAGTTGTTCTGATACTTGTTTTGTCCAAACTTCTGGTGAAGGTTGTCCAAACATATCCATTACTTTAAGACTTGGCGGACAAATTAATATTTTTTTACCCTTTTTTCGTCCTTTGTATTTGTAACCAAACATTTTTAATCTATCATGTTCTCGTTCTACAATAGGTCCAATATATTGTAAATTATTTTTTGTTATTCTATGAACCCATTTAGATTTATTATTTCCAAAATAACCTGTATCTACAGCATAAAACGTTCTACCAATTTGCCTACATTGGTTAATTGCCTTTCTACTTCCGCCACCTAGTCCTCGTATAACCAAAGGTACCGAAGTGTCTTTTTCATCTTCGAAATTAGAAATATATCCTTTACTTCCTCTTATAAAATGCATCAGTATAGGATCATAAGCATGTCCTGCTTTTTTATAACTTATACCGCCGTCGCTGTCTATTGCTGCTACTTTATTACCCATTGCTTTTTCCATCTTCTCCTTAACGTCATTAAGGCTTGTATTTAAATATTTGCTAGTTGGATCTATCATATAATTGATAGCAGAATCTATGAATCCTTTTTTATCATCATCTAACATTTCGTATTTGTTAATTTTAGGAGCTTTTGGAGCTAAATTTTTTAAATATCTTTTCTCCATTATCAACCATTCAGCCGCATATTCACAAGTTTGATAATCTGGGAACCAAGGACCTCCTTCTGTGTAATGCAACGCATAAGGCATTCCGTCTCTAGGTTCTTGATAGTGATTAACCAACCAATTCCATCTGTGAGGAATAGATCCTATTAGGTTGTCCTGTAGCCAACTAAATCTATGGAAATATGCTCCATCAAATTTTGTATTATTAACATGATCAGCAGTTAGTACTTTATTTGCAGGATGTCCACAGTTCCACAAAACCAAAGAGCTCCAATTTTTACGTGGGTATACATGTTGCTCTTTGCCGTCCATTTTTGTTGCACCTTGCTTAGGTGAGTAGTCATGTTGTACACACATAACAGCATACTTGTCTTCTGCCAATTCAAACAAGTCTCTTACATTATGATTGAACAGGAAATCACAATCACAGAACAATGCCCAACCATTGAAGTCTGTAAGATGTGGAATTAAAAATCTAGAAAATGTAAATTCTGTCGATCCTAATTTATCTTCTGGCCTCCAATAGTTGCCACCTTTTTTTAATTCTTTTAATTTTAAAGGTATAACTTCGATTTTTTCTTCGTTCTTTGATCTTGCAAAAATACTTTCCCTGCATACTTGATATGCTATATCTTCTCTAGAATCATAACCTACAAAAATTTTGATATCAGCATTCTTAGCGTCTTTCAATGTCTTCCTCCACACAATTGGCACCATACTGTATTTCTACTAACTTTAATGGCTCTGTTGATTCGTTTGCTAACTGATGCCACATACCTACAGGAATGTGCAATGACTTGTGTTGTTCGTAAACTCCATGTACATCAAGATCAGTTTTATTATTAATTGTATATACAGTAGCAGTGCCTTCGGCTACAAACCAGTGTTCGGCTCGATGCTTGTGTCTTTGCATCGATAACTTCTTTCCTGGTGGCACAGCTAATTCTTTGACCTTAGTGTGCTGGTTATATTCATGTATCACTCTATAGTACCCCCACATGCGTTCAGTCTTTGGAGCCTTCCATTCTTCGAGTATCCAACTAGAACTATTCATTTTATTAGTTCCGCCTACACCAAACTCAAACTGTACATAAGGCAAATTACCATATGTTTTGTATTCAGGAGTAGTAGTATTTGTTCTATCTCCGCCATTGGCAAAAATAACTTTTGTACCACTGCCGTGTGTTGCTAATACTTTATAAATTGCTCCACATGCACTGTCGTCAGCATCGTCAAAACTAATAACATCGCTAACAATACTCAATTCATTTATTATTGCGGCACGATCTTCAAACGACATAAACGGTCTACCTTTTTTACGGGTAAGCCAATCGTCGCTATTTAAACCAACAATTAGCTTTGAACCTAGTTTACTTGCTTCTCTAAAGTATTCTATATGTCCTTTATGTAGAGGATCAAAGCCACCAGTTACTAATACAATATTCATACTGATATTTATGTACGTAGTTTATTCTGACAATAAGGATTGACTAGATCATAAGGATATAAGGTTTTAAGGTGTTGCCAAGGCAAGCCTTGTGCTATCTCTTTTGTATTCCATTGACAATAAGCAAGATTATTTAACCATTGAGTACGATCATACATCTGTGGTTGTTCAAGCCTACTCAAACTTTTATTACTAACAGGCCAGGCCATTGAACTTGGACACATACTAAATGTTGGTATTCCTTCGCACACACTTTCTGTCAACGCATTTGAATTAAATCCTACTACAGCCCAAGCCCTATTTAAGTCTTCGTACAGTCCTGGTCCACCGTGTAATAATCCCGACTCTTGATGATTTCCACTTATTTCATAATTTTCGATGCCGCTATCTTTAATAATCTTTAATTGAGAATGTATTCTATTAGGATGCGGTCTTAATATTATTTTTCTATCTGTATACTTTCTTATTTCTTTTATAGTAGCTATTAGGAATTTTTCATAGTTACCATACCTTGCCATTAAATTTTTTAAACTACTGTCTCCGGGACGTTGTAATAATACAAGTATTGCATCCCCGGGTTTTCGCCAATCTTTTATTACTATGTTTTGTTCTTTTTGAATACGGTCCCATCTATCTGATGGACAATTGCTTATGTTATAATCACCTTCGTCTTGAAAATAACTCCACCAACTAAATCTATAATATGCACGAGGACTAGGATACTCAGCACAGTTTTTTCTAAATACAGCAGACTCTGCACAAATATAAGGTTTACCACTGAAACGTATAAATTTATAAATGTGTCCAAGTTTTTTTTGACGTTTTTGTTCTAGTATGTTACTTTGTAAAAATATATCTGCTTTGTCTATAGTTTCTTTGTCTTCCCAGTCTGCCAACACAACATTATTACCACCTATGATAGGATGATTTCTGTATGCTGGTTTAATTGCAACAATTAACGGTTCTATATTTTTTTTAGATTTCTTTGCCATGTTTAGACTCTTCAATACACCACTGTTGAAAATTGACAGGTGTAAAATTATTATCTTGTCTTACAAACCAAGTTTCGTAAGGCAACCAAGGTTTTTTAAAATACACATCGTGTACTGCTACTTTGTAACCATGCCTAGTTAAAAAGTCTGTTGCCTGTTGATTGAAATTAGTATTTTGATAGTTATACCAATCATGTTCAAATGTAATACATTCAAATTCAACACCTTGTTCGATGACACGTTTTAATGCGGCAAAGGTATTTTTTGGTGGTTCTATATCACAACTTAAATAACCTATTTTTGTATCTAACCCCTGTTCCTTAAGAGCAGAAAGATAATCAAAAGTAATTGCATCTGAAAAGTAACATGGATTATTTCTATTAGACTTTTCCCATTTATCTTTCCATTTTTCGATAAGTTCTATACTAAATCCTTTCCACCCGTGATTAACATCTAAGTCATATGTGTTGTTAATTTTTATAGGATGGTTGCCGCCAATTTCAATGTAAGTTTTATTTTTACAAATACTTAATGCAAACAAATCTTGTGCAGCTTGTGCTCTAGACTTGTCATGTAGTGGATTTTTCTTTTTCATTCTCTCATACCATTAAAAACAGTTTTTTTAAATTTTAAATTATCATCGTGTATAGTTTGTATTAACTGTAAATCTATATCTAATTTTTTTATTAAACTAGCGATAGCTATAGTATCTTTAGGCAAACACATGCCGCCATAACCTCTTAGACTAGGATTTACATCTAAATACATATCAGTTGCTTTGCCTGTTTTAATATAGGCATTTTTAATTGTAGTGTAATCGCAATCCAATTTTTCACATACTTCATACATAACATTTGCAAATGTTACACGCAATGCAGCATATACATTATTATAATACTTTAGCACTTCTGCTTCGTTAGGTGTTAGATGTTCAGTATGTTCAGGAAGATTACCGTGTACTCTTACTACTTTCCGATACACCCAAATGTCGTTTGTTCCAATTGCAAGTAGTTTATGATTATTAATAAAATCTTCAGCAGCACAACGTTCACGTAAAAATTCTGGTACAAAACATATAGTAAGATTTTTGTGTATGTCTATCATACGCTGTGTAAATCCAGGAACAACGGTGCTACGTATTGCTATAATTCCTTTATAAGAATTTTCGTCTAATTCTTTTATTACGTCTTCAATAATACTAGTGTTACAACTACCATCTTTGTTTTGGGGTGTAGGTACACATAAGAATGTTATTTCAGTGTCAAAAATGTCTTGTATCTTTGTATTAAGTTTAATGTCATGAGATATTACAGTGTGTCCTAAAAATTCAAATCCCTCTTTGTTAGCTGTACCTACAGCGCCTAAACCTATAATTCCTATTTTCATAACAATGATTCCACTGTACTTCTTAATCCATCATTCAAAGGGGTGTATTCTTTAAAGTTTGTTAGTTGTTGTACAAGAGTTGTATCTGGACAGCGGCGTTTTGCACTACCAACAGGACCAGAACGTACCTCAAGTTTATCAGGATTAATATCCATAATACCCATTATTAGTTTTGCTACCACGCTAATTTTCACTTCTTCTTGCTTACCTATATTTATAGTACAGTTTTCTGCATTATCTATTAAAGATTGTGTCATTTGTATTGCATCGTCAACATAACAAAAACTTCTTGTGTCATCTCCTTTGATATAATACTCGCCTTTTTTACAACGTTCAACAAATTCACTGATAAAATGATCTTTCTGTCCAGGGCCGTAAATATTAAAATATCTAATTATTAGGTAACTTAAACCGCAGTTTGCAACTAGGTTTTCTCCTAGTGCTTTAGGAATACTATAACTCCATCTAGGATTATCGATGTTGTCAAACATCACTGGAACAGACTCGTCAGTAGGTACCGGATACAATCCTTTATCTATAGCACCATTAAAAATTTCGCATGTACTTGTAAAAACAAATTTTGTATTGGTATTTTGATATCTTTTAACTAAATTGAATGTAGGTAATGTATTGTTAAATGAAACTTCAGTAGGTGTTTCGTAAAATAATCTTGTGCCGTTGGTTGCTGCCATATGCACTAATATATCACAGTCTGGCATTTCTTCAACTAAATTAGGATCGCATAAATCTTTATTGTTTAAAAGATCATAACCGTCTGCGCCTTTAACGTGGTTAAAGTAATGTTGACCTATAAATCCTTTGTGTCCAGTTACGATATATTTTTTATCCAATTTTTAATTTTTCCTTGCGTTTAATTGCCTTACCGTAATGTTTATCGCGAACTGATTTTTTTGACCCTTTGTAATGAGCAATGTATCCGTTTAGTGCTTGATCAAAATGTGATTTTGTAGCATCTGGTGGACTAATATTGTGGTTTTGTATTTTACCTTCTTGTTCCATTTCTAATCGAACAGCATCAAATACATGACAGTCTAATTGTCCTGAAAGTTCATAAAGTTTATCTGTGTCATAATAATCTTTAAATCTATCAAAGTATTCTTGTGCATGTTGATGCTTCATATCAAAAACTAAAAATCCTGTTTCTGTATACAGGCCTGGCCTTCCTAAATATGCAACAAATTTTTCTTCGGGTAAAAAACTTTTTAGATATTTAGATGTAATTTTTGTAACAATTTCTGTATCTGTATCTAACCAACACAATAAGTCAACATCTTTTGTTTTAGCAGCGTGATACAAACAATAACTCTTGTGTGAGAATCGAACACCATCAAACATAAAGTTTCCTGGTTTTCTGTATGCATTACGTTCTTTGAATTTAGTTAAATCAGGTATAGATTCTTCTAATCTTTGATTTGTCATATTCGAAGGAAGATCTAAATCTGTATTATCGGTATAAAAAAATAATTGTATATCCGGATCTATAAACTTTTTTGCACTATCAACAAACCAATGTCCGTATTCTTCGTAACCTTTATCACTAAAGGTTGTTACTATTCCAATTTTCATAGCATCTCTTTCTATAATGTAGCATCTTCCATTCCGGCAACTCTTAGCTTTACTACATTAGTTATCTGCCATTGCTTCTGGTCAAGTCCTTTTAAGAGTCCTAACCACTTGTTACGCATCAGCGCAAACTCGTTAATAATCTTTTCATAGTCAACAACGTCTGCCTCACCGTCAACGTATTTTTCAACGTCACGGCTTGACAGAGCTCGTTGATAGTTTTCAAGATATTTCTTAAAGTACGAGCTACGCAATCTGCGTAACTCAATATTTAAATAGTGTAGTATAGCTTCAATTTCTTGTAGTTGATTAAATCTATGTTCAACAATGCCGGGCATTTCTGCTGCGGCACGTTCAACGTTACCTTTTAACTTTACTTCAACACGAGCATTTACAAGCTCACTTTCAAAGTGTGCTACTGCGTCAGGTATCTTTGATACATCGCGTGAAACTTCACTATACCATCCCATTACTCATCCCATTCGTCTAAACTGTCATCATCCGGATCAATATCTAGATCTAAATAATATGATATTGCATCATCAAGTGTATTGTCACTGCCTAAGGCAGCTGTAAATGCTTCGTCTGATGCACCATAATCTGCACAGCATTCTACATAACGCTCAGCAACAATTTCTACACTTTTCTTATCAATAGTATCTTTAAATACCATCCATATATCTACAATTTGACTTTCGTCCATGGTTTACTCCTCGATTAGTTCGTGTTCGTCTACAACAATTTCTTCGTCGTCATCTGCGGTATTTACCACAGGTGCTAACTTTTCATTGTATTCAGACATAATCATATCCATCTTAGATGGCTCCATCCATGCCTTACGATAATCAAGGTGTTCTTCTCCAGCTAGGTCAATATACTTGAGTCTATTACCTTGTTTTTCTAACAAGCCTTTTTTCTCAAATAATTCAATAAGACCACTGTAAGGATTCATACCTGTTTCATATGGAATCTTTACTTGTACACCTTCGAAAGGTTTTGCATAACGAGTTTTCATCACTTTACAACCTGCTCTAATACCACGTACTTCTGAGATCTTATTACCAGCTTCGTCTTCTTTAAGTTTCATTTTCTTCATTGCAACAACAATTGAAGATGCATAAACAAAACCTTGTCCACCACTTATTTTATCATCTGGATCAAACATATCCTGTGATGCATAAGTGTGATTAGTACATACTAGTCCTACATTAAGTGAACCAATCATGTTAACTGTGTTACGAACAAGTGCGGTCAATTGCTTAGGCTTACGACCCATATCACCTTTCATATCACCTTTACTAAACTGATCTACGTCTGTAGGTGTTAGCAACATACCTAGTGAGTCAACTACAAACAATACTTTAGGTCGATCTTCTTCGGCCATTGCTTTATAGTCTGCTACAAATGTTGATACTGTTTTAGCAACATCATCAATCATACTCATGTTAAGTTTTAGTAGTTTTTCTTCTGACGTGTCTACGTCTAATGCTTGTAGCCACGATTCATCAAGAGCGTTCTCTGAGTCAATTAGTACTACAAAGATGCCTTGGTCTTGTGCGTGTTTTACGATGTTACCGGAACAGAAATAACTTTTACCTGCTCCTGATTCACCTGCAAACACAGTTACCTTACCTAGCGGAACACCTTTGTGAAAGTCGCCACTAATAAGATAGTTAAGTGCATATGAGCCTGTTGAGATCCAATCTGTAGGATCGTTAAAGCCGCTACTCATGCCTGAGATGCTTTTTGTTAAGTCCTTACGGAACTTACTAACGTCAAATGATTTAGCCATAGTTTCTCCTTGTTAAAGCTACACTCCTAGTACTGTTTAGAACGTTGACAGCCAATGGCAATGAATCTCTGTTCTGGTTTAAGTACTAGGAGCACTTAATTTATTCTTTAGCTAGATTGTCTTGAACGAATCATTGCAAGAATGTCTTGAGCATTACCTTCTGCAGGCGCCGCTTCAGCAGTTGGTGCTGGAGTTGGCTCAGGTGCAGTTTCTGCTACTGGAGCAGGTGCCTCTGGTGCTGGAGTTGGTGCTGGATCAGCAGTTCTTGAAGTTGCTGTTCCGTTGACTGATGATTGATTTGGATCACCGGTTCTTGCTGACATACCTGCTGGACGGAAATATTGACCAAATCTATCTGCATCATATGCTTCGCCATCTACTGACGCTTCAAACATTTCTTTCATAACTTTTACTTCTACTTCACCTGGTTTCTTAGGTAAAAAGTCGGACAAGTTCCACAAGCTGTTAGTCTCAATGCCTTTCATTTCAGCATCACCTAATGGACGATCTCTACGTGCCCAGTTTGATGTTGAATAGTCTGCATATCCACCTTTACTTGTTTTATTAAGACGGAAGTCTACGCCAGCAGTATAATCTGTTGGTAGTTCTTCCATGTCTGGATCCATAAGAGCCGCTTTAATAATTTGGAAAATTTGTGGACCAATAATAAAACGTCTAATTGGATTCTCAGGAGTAGTATCCTCTGAGAGTGGGTTATCCGTTACAAAACCTTGGAAAATATATGAACGCTTTTTCCAATACTTACGACCCATATCTTCTAGACTTGGGTCTTTAAACCAGCCACGTACCTCGTTTAAGATGTCACATGTCTCGCCGTACATTTCCATACACGGAATTTGTACTTGTACAGGACGTGAATCAGTTTCACCCTTTACGCCTGCGAAGGGCAATTTAATCATCAAACGCTCTTTCCAAAAGAAAGTGTTTGACTCATCGCCATCTGGAAGGAAACGTAGAGTTGCACTCTCGCCTTCTTTAATATTCCAAAATGGGTAAATTGCGTTGTCGCCGCCGCCTGATGAATTACCGCTTGTGCGTGATTCTTGTTCCTTGAGCTTTGCTCGGATTTCTGCTAATGATGCCATAGTTAATGCCTCCTATATGTTATGCCTATGTGCAGAGCAACAAATTATTTGCTACTCTTGTGCCTTTATACGTACAGCACATTATGTATTGTACGCTATTATTTATCAGAAGTCAAGCGAAATCTTACAAATAATTGAATTTATTTTATATGCCTGCTATTCTTCTGATATCTTCTAGTTCTTTATCTTCTTTTGTGTTCGATCTGTTCTTACTATGTTGATCACGAAGTTTGTCTTTTTCTTCTGGTGATAGAGGTGCACCTTTTTTCTGGGCTTTTTCTCTAGCTTTATCCATATATTCACCGCCATGCTTATCTTTGCCTGCTTTTGCCATAATAGCGTTCATATCTTCGCCAAACTGTTCATCTTGATCAACTGTAGGCTCCATTACAGTGCCTTGTGATTCTGGTTCGATCATGTCTTGATCCTGAATTGCACCAGCTTCTGCAAACTGTGCATATTTTTCATTGATTGCTTCAATGAATGATTTTGCTGGATCAATATACTGCTCACCATAATCTTTTTCAATTGCTGTTAATACTGCTGTTTCGCCTTTTGGAAACTGTCCAGTTTCTCTATCAAACAAAGATAATACAAATTCGGTCACAGGTATCTTTTCTTCTTCAGGCTCTGTGTCTAATCCTGCTTCTACAATTTCATCTGCCCATTGTTCGTATTCGGTCATTGTGTCCGTATCTTCCATTATGTCCGGAATACCATTTCCGTTAGCATCTTTCCACCAACTACCTTTTTCATCATGTGAGTCATGTGAACAATCACAATCTGGTTTACAGTTGTGCATTTGACAACCACAGTCTTCGCAATGATACTTGCTATAGCCTTTCATATACTTTTCTACAATATCAGTTTCGCCTAATAAGTCTTCTGGTCCTAGCTCTTGTGCTTTTGTTTTTTCGTTTACTAATTTATAAATGTATGGAAATACGTCTTTTAATTCTTCATTAAACTGTTTAATAGTTAATTGATCAATCCAATTACTTGCAATGTCTTCTGGAACATCTTCCATTACAGGCGTTGAGTAGTTACTAAATGCTTCTTTGTAATAAGATTCTTTTTGTAATTGCTCTACAGTCTTTTTCACTGTATCAATTCTTTCATAAACAACATCCATATAATCAGTTAAGCCTTCAGCCATTACACTAGAGCGACTCATGTAATTTTTAAACTTTCTTAACTTTGCAAGTTCTTCTGATAATCCTACAATGTGCTTACCAAATTCGTCATATGCGTTTCCGCCTTCACTAACATGTCTTGCCATTGCTCTTGCGCCGTTTAAATGTCTGAACGGATATTTAAATCTTTCACCTTGATTACTTTCAATGTAAATTGCTTCTACATTTTGTGTTCTTCCAGCTGCATATTCGTGGTTAACTGGTTTGCTATGTTTTAGTGCTAACCTAGCTGTGCCTACGTCCTGGTAGCTAGTTTTACTTGTTCCATACATTTTTGACTCGCTCATTGTTTCTTCTCCGGATTTGTTTGCTAAAAACTTATAATCTCGTCTGTTAAGATTAGACTTTGTAATGTCTCTGGTATCAAAGTTTAACAATCTTTTTTTAGCAAAATATCTCAATTCTTTTAAAAACCCGTACCATTTTTCTTTAGTCATTTTATCTTGGCCTTCGATAAAATTGTTACTGTACATAACACTTAAACTTTTATCGTCAACACTTATACTTACCTTACCTAAATTTTTATCTCCTTCGTTAAAGTCGAAATCAAAGAATCTTGCTTCATTAGGAACGTTTGTTACATTTCCTTCACCGTTGCCGATTGTAACACTAGGAAAGCGGCCGCGTATTTTGTTAAATAATTCTTCACTGATTAGATCTAGGTTTTTCATATTAATATTTATCAATAATTGGTCGATATGAAGATGGGCATGGGTGGTTCATAATCAATTTCATTTTCCATACTTTTGAATGTATTATATACCCTAGGATCCCAGTCTTTTAACACACTCATTATTCGTATGACAAGTAATAATGCACTAATTAAGTCATCTGTTTCTCCAGTTTTTGCTTGATAGCTAGATCCTGTTGCTACAAATCCTTTTAATTCACTGATCAATGCTCCTGAAAAAACTTGCATTTTATCATTTTCTATCATTGTCTTCATTCTACTACAAGCACTTATTTTTGTACTATGTGTAGTGTTAAATCCTTTTCTAAACTTTCTTACATGACCCTTTCGCATTGGTTCGCTTACAAACAGACCTGGTAAATTTTCTTCGCCAAAATCATTAATAACAATAAGAGCGGCTTCTCCTAATCCGTTATTCTCAACTGACCAATATATACCTTGTGGATTATTTGTTTCACTTGCTATGTGATCTAGTATGTCTTTTAACACACGTATCTGACTTGTAATAGGACTTGTGTTGTGTCTCCACTCAGCAACTTGTGTGTAACTGGGTAACTCAAATACCTGTATCGCTGAATAATCACCACCTGTACCCATACTAGGATCTAGTGCAACAACATAAGAACATTGCTTTGATAACTTTTTATACCAACGTGTTTGTCCCATGTTCATGATTGGTTTTTCGCCTTCCATGGTGACAAGTTTCAAACTGCTAATAAGTGTTTCGTCAAATACTAGGAATTCACAATCATATTCTCGCCTAAATCTTTCTTCGCCAATACGTCCTAATTCTTCGTCTTTCCATTCGTCGTCTCTGTCTGGATGTTCTTGCCAATAGCTTCTAAAGCTGTGAAATCCGTTAGCACCTACTTGTTGTTCAGCACCGTTATCATCATATTTCTTTTCTGCTTCTTTCCAAATATTAGCAAAGGTATCTTCATCTGAGTTTGGTGTACTAGTAATAATAGCACGACCACCTGTTGCTAGTGTAGGTGATATTGATGTCCAAAATTCTGTAGCAATATTAGGTTGTACAAATGCAAACTCATCACAGTATAGTAATGATATACTCATACCACGTCCTGTGTTGCCTGTTGTAGTGGCACTAACAATACGTGAACCGTTTTCAAATTCGATTGAACCTTTGTTGTAGTTAGTAACACCGGCTCTAATATAGTCAGGACATAATTCGTATGCATAACGTATACGTTGCATAATTTCTTGTGCACCTGTGTATTTGTGAGCAGCAATAAGAATAGTTTGATCTGGAGTAAACATAGCATACCAAAGCAGATA